CCTTACTCTGTTTTATTTAAATATAGTTCCCCTACCCTTATACCCACCCACCGTAGTAGTTGAGGATAAATCCTTTACGACAGACCTGTACCTTGTTAGGTTTATGGCAGGCATCTCACCCCACCCGTAGATTCCCTAAATTACTAGCAGTCCTTGCAAGTAATAAAGATCAACACCTACAGTAAATGGTTTTACTAGATTTCTCTAGTCTGTCTATATCCTGTTCGATTTCTCTACTGGGGCGTGCGGGTCACACGGGATAAAGCGTAGTAATAACTGTATAACTTACTTTTTACTCATGTCTTTTATGGGTTCAGCCGATTTCATGCCAACCTAAGCGCCCACGCTCTCTACAATTTATCCTTTAAAAAACAAAGCAATCAATAACTTTGTTTTGTTTCCGGTCTTAGCTGTAGAAATTTCACCTTTGTCTAACAAATCTTGCAACTGGATAAGTTTTATTTTTATTTGATCTAATGGCAAATCAAATATCTTTGAGTAGTGTTGTTGTTCAGAAAGCGTGACACAGTACAACCGTCTGCCAACGCCCATTGACAAATAAATCTTGTGCGACTCGTTCATGGTTTCCCCAATAAAAAAACCAAAAAAAAGCGTCACCTGAAAACTCAACCCTTTTTTAAGGGGTCTGGTCGGGTAGGTGAGATAACCTACTGAGTTTTCATGTGACGCTTTACCTCGTTAATCACCCGACCAAGGGATAATTCAATTCTATCACCGTCTGTTCCGATGTGCCAAGGTCTAAAGCTAACCTAATGAAACATGACCCTTATTATTGCTACGTTTCTGCTTGCTAAAGGCTTAATCAGTCTATCGTAAGTCAGGCCAGATTTGTGACCAGTTGGGGATTTCTTTTCTTGACCACTTACCGTTTGATTTCTTTTCAAGCTCGGATGCCAGCAACACTAACTTATCGCCAGGCAAACCATTGTTGCGCCATTGCGATACAGCTGGCGGACTGACACGGCAGAGCTTGGCTACGGCAAATGTGCCGCCTAATGTTTGGATGATTTCTGTTGTATTCATGTAGCAATCTTAACATGGTGTTTATTGTATGGTTTGACTTATCTGTTTAGTTGTCTTAATATCTATCTTACTGACATACCCGTCAGGATTTTATACAGGTGCATAAATGAAAGAACTAGCAAAAGCATTAGTCACGGCTCAGGCAGCAATGTCGCACGCAGCCAAAGACTCTAAAAACCCACACTTTAAATCTGCATACTCTAGCCTGGCATCGGTCATCGACGCTGTCAGGCCACACCTGTCTGCTAACGGATTAGCTGTTGTACAAAAGACGCACGATGCTGAAGGTGGCGTTTGTGTGGAAACCGTGATTATTCACGAATCAGGTCAGGAAATGTCCTTTGGAAAACTGTTTGTGCCTGCAAGCAAACACGACAGTCAGGGTTTCGGTTCAGCGTTGAGCTACGCAAAGAGGTACTCAATCCAGACCGCACTTTGCATAGCCTCGGCTGACGATGATGGTGAAGCTGCCGTTAAAGCACCACCGAAGCCAGTTGAGAAACCTAAAGGCATTGAACTGGATCACACAAAAGCATTGATGGCATCTGCGGTTAGTTACGAGTCTTTAAAGGACATATTCAGGGAAGCGTGGACTGTGTGCTTAAAAGAGCAACAGATTCCGTTAAAGGCTGCATACGACACATTTAAAGCAAATTGGGAGCAATTATGAGTGAATGGAATATTGCTAAAAGATTGGGTGCTGCAATGCATATTGAACTTACAAACTTTAAAGGAAAATTAACGTCAGATAAATATGAAGAATTAGAAATGAAAGCATGGGTTCGTGTTGCAAATGGAATTAAAGAAACGGAAAGACGAGAAATCTTGCCTTTTGAAGATTTGTATACAGAACCTGTGGCTAGTTTTATGGGTAAAAAAGTTGAAATTTTTCCAACTTATGTATTAAAACCAGAAACTCTTTTTTATGTGATGAAAAGAAATATTAAAGGTGATGAATAATGGCAACCGATCTTAATAGATGTGAATTCATTGGAAGGTTGGGAAGCGATCCTGAATTACGTTATACGGCAGACGGAGTTGCAATTTGTAACTTCTCAATTGCTGTTAATACTGAATTTAAAAAACGCAATGGTGAAGAAATAAAAAATACAGAATGGGTCAGAATTAGTGCGTTTGATAAATTAGCTGGTATTTGTGGAGATTGGTTAAAAAAAGGTTCACTCGTTTATGTTGCGGGAAAGTTTGTAACTCGCAAATGGGTAAACAAAGATGGCGTTGAACAATACACAAGCGAAATTGTATTAAATGATTTGCAAATGCTTGGAAACAAAAATCAAGATGCACCAAGTACTGCACCAGCTGCGCCTGCGAAACCCAAGTCAGATGCTTATCGAGCAATTAAGGAAGGCATTGTTGTCCCGCTTGAGGACATGATTGATGATGTCCCTTTTTAGAATGAGTCAATCAGAAGAAGCAATACTTATTTCATGGCGGCTTCAGCAATGGTACGAAGGCATGGTTCTTGACCAGAGAGCCATGCAAGACCTACAGGATGCAATCGAGATGCTTAAAACATTAGCAAAGGTGCAAAAATGATTAAAGAACCTGCTTTTCCACTTTTTGTGGATGATACAGAAGTGTATCGTGGAATGACATTGCGTGATTATTTTGCCGCAAAATCTATGGCATTAACTTACAAGTTTTGGATGGAAGATTATTACCATCCAGATAGTAATGATGCAGAATTTCGCGTTGACGATGAACGTAGTGATTTTGATGAGGGCATAATGAAATTGGTTGCTGACGATGCTTACAAAATGGCTGACGAAATGATGAAGGCACGGAAATGATAATTAAATCAGCAGACTCAGAATCAGGTCACTTTTACGCAACTGACGGTTCACCAGCGTATCGAATCATTGGAAAGAACGGCAAAGAACGCAATACAACGGTTCGTGACGCACGAGAACTTGGGCTAAAGCCTAGCGTGACAACAATTCTTGGAATCATTGCCAAGCCTGTTCTTAACACCTGGCTGCAACAACAAGTTTTACTAGCTGCGCTGACGTTGCCACGCATTGACGGGGAAACAGAGGAAAACTGGCTAGAGCGAGTAATGTCCGACAGTAAGAGTACGGGCCGTGACGCTGCGGATCGAGGCACACAGATGCACGGCGTATTAGAACGGTTCTATCGTGGCGAACATGATGATTATCCGTTTTACGTTGACCAAGTGGATGCGTCGATCAAGATCCACTTTGGACATGACCAGACTTGGGAAGCAGAGCGTTCGTTTGCATACGAAGGGTTTGGCGGCAAAGTCGATTTGATTGCTGAAAACATCGTAATCGACTTTAAGAGCAAGAACAAGCTCGACAAGATTGAGCTGTATCATGAGCAGATCATGCAGTTGGCAGCCTACCGTGTTGGTCTTGGCAAGCCTACAGCTAGATGCGCTAATGTGTTTTTTACTGCCGAAGGTGACGTAAAGCTGATTGAACACTCAGAGGATGATCTTGCAGCGGCGTGGGCTTGCTTTCAGTATCTTCTAGCTTTCTACAAGCGCAAGAACAACATATAATTAACCGTCGGTGTTGTTCACTCCTTGTTCCATCGACCGCCCTAGAAATAGGGCGTTTTGTTGTAAAAATCCAAATAAATTAAAAATAATTACAAATATTAGGGTAAACACCTATGACATTACTGTTTAGATAGCTTAATATTAGTCATGCAGTAAGGTTTATTAGGTTCTTGACAGGAAACGACAGTAGGTCGCAACGAGTGCGTAGGTACTCAAACAAGTCAAGCGTTTTACCTTACTGCACCATCAACCACGACAAAAGGTACATAAATGAACAAAGTAACGAAAGACTTAATGAAATGGTTTCCGGTTTTGAGTGAAGGCAACGCTTTAAATGTTCACAGCCAATTGATGATTGAAGGCATTGACTTTTCTAGCATCAGCAACAAAGAACTGAAAGCCGAAGCCAAGCGTGTCATTATCGAAATGTACGGAGACGAATAATG